CGCTGAGGGTGCGATATAAAACAATATTTACGTAAAAAATATATAGGGTCAGAAGCTGACTTCATATATTCAGAACGCATTATTTGTTTAATATCTTGACTATTTACTTTTATATTTTCTGATTCACTCATTTTTGTTCATTTTTATATTTCCAAATAAATCCACCAGCTGTTTTATTATCTCCCGTTAATGCTACTGATATATTTACTATACTTAAATCTTCTTTAGCTTGTTTTATACTGGGCCATTCTTTAATAAAATTATATTGTAAATCAAATTGTAAAATAGGTTTATATTTCTTTTCATTTGATTCTTGAGAATGACTATATGAATTCCCTTTATTTGGAGATATTCTTCCTTTAAATTTTTGAGATTTTCCTTTCATACCAGCATGTCTCCCCAGATTAGCTTTACTTACTTTTTCACCAAATCCTTCAGGTTTAGGCTTCCTCATCTTAATTAGAGTTTCAGGAGAATGAAAATACACTCTATTTTTCATGGATTTTCTTATATTTTCTAAGGTATCATCACTCACATATCCTTTACCACTCCCCAACATGCAATTTAATCCATTCTTACCTAATACTTCATAAAACATTCCCCAATATATTTCGCGTTCGTCTAATTGGTCTATAGAACATTCTTCTATTATTTCATGAGTATGATTGTCCCAACCATATTTTATAATAGAATAATACAATTTTTTTTGTCCTTTACATCTTGATCCTCTATACTCTTCTTCTCTACGTTCTATATTTATAGATTGACCCACATAAATTTTTCCTTTAGGATTTACTGTTTTGTAAATTCCTATGGTACCTAGCCTTTGCTTTGCCATCTTCTTGTTCTTTATTATTCCAATAATATTTTTTGGAAGCCAATAGCTGAGCATGTTTCTTCTCTTCTATTGTTTTGTATTTAGTTATTCTCCCCATAAACTATGTGTTTATTATACATATGACGAAATTAGGGAAAGTCACAAAAGAAGTCAAAATAAGACAAAAAACCCTCCAAACTTTTCACAAAGGCTGGAGGGTAAAAATAAAAAAAAGAAAGGTATGAAAAAATGTTATGCTATTGTGACAGGTTGTCCGGACGTTTTTGCTTGAGTAATAGCCGCTTTAATTGTGTTAGGATCTTTCTTTTTCCGAACGAGCAATATCATCAACTTTATTTACATCAGTTGTTTTATCTACAATTGTAGTTTCTGATAGTTTACGTTTAATCTCTTCTCTAAGGAATGATTTGAATTCAGATTTCTTCATTATTGTATAGTCGCTAATTTAGCTTTAATAAGAGGTTGATATTTTTCCCACTGTGAATCATATTCTTGGCGATTTAAAACTCGATTAGCGCTATCAACAACACCTTGTTTTTGCATTTTAGCCAAGAATGCTTTAATCAATTTACGTTTTTCTTGTTGTTTAAGTGTTTCATCGCGTTCATCCTCTACATTTCTAGAACGAGCCATTTGCTTCAATTCATAATCAGTTGGTTCAGCAACACCTTTTAACTTATCATTATCGTCTGTCGGTTTTGTTTTATCAACAGTATATGCTGTTTGAGAAGGAGCAATCGAATATGCTTTTTCTTTTGGTTTGGCTGGAGTAATAGATGATTTAGGAGCACCAGGAGCAGCTGGTTTAGCTTCGGATGGTTTACGACCTTGTTGTCCTTTATCTTTACCAGCTTTAATATTAGCGATAAATTTATTTAATTGATTATCATATAAATCATCACCATCTAACGCTTTGATTACGTCTGGGTTAGCTTTGATTTGTTTTTTCAATGGTAAACCTTCTATTTCAGGATTTGCAGCAATAACTGCTTTAATAGCTGATTCTAGGTCACCTGATATTTTAGCCATTTCGTCAATTTCTTCTTCACCTTCCATAGTCATTTCGCGTTCAGGAGCTTCTGCTTCAGGTTTCTTATTAGAACCACCTTCTTTTCTACCACGTTGATTAAGAGTACGTTCACCTCTAATTAACGCGATAAATTTATTTAACTGATTATCATAAAGCTCATCAGCATTATCTAAATCGAGTGCATCTAGAACGTCTGGATCTTTTCTAATAGCTCGTTTCAATTCTTTACCATCAAGTTCAGGATTGTCTTCTATAACAGCTTCAATAGCTGCTTTGAGTTCGCCTTGAATCTTTGCCATTTCATCTAATGGCTGTTCTCCTTTAAGTGTACTTGTTATTTCTTCTCTAATTAGAGAACGCAATTCAGATTTCTTCATTTGATAATTATAATATTTTTGATTAGTTATTTATTATAAATATGTCAAAATTTTACAGTTTGCAATACTTCTGCAATTCTTTCTTCTACTGTTCCAGAAATCTGCTTGAAATTTTTGATATTGAAACCATAATAATCAAGATAATGTTTAATTTTATTATCTACGGCCGCTCTAAATTCAGGATCTGTATCACGAACTGAATTATCTTCTAAATCCATTCCATCAGGAGAGATATAAAATATATAATCGTATTGTTTGATAAATGGAGCAGCAAACACTTCAAAACGATTCTTGTCTTGTTCAGAAATTTCTGTCGATAGTGAGGTAAATGACATAACATCCAAAATTGACCTATCGCTTATCAGCAAGTCGTTTTGAAGTTCATTTAAGCGTTCACTCAAAAATATAACCTGACCGTATACATCTGACGATCCATTCAATTTGATACCGAGATCTCTTAAGTATTTTGATCGCTCTGTTGAAATATGGAAATTAGTAAATTCAGGAAGCTCTGCTAGTGCTTTGACCAATGTGCTTTTACCACACGATTGTGTACTAGTAAATCCTATACGACATATTTTATTTTGTAAAGTATTCATCTAATATTAAATTTATTTTATTAAAATTTGTATATGATATTTCTAAAAAATTTATTTTATTATTTAAACAATATTGTTTTTTAATATTATCCCTATATTGTCTTCCTTCTAATCCTCCATCTCTTTCCTCAAAATAACCCCCCATTTTTTTATAATGTTGTTCACCATGATATTCTATTATTAAATTTAAATCAGGAATATAAAAATCAAAAGGTAAAGTTTTATTTGTTTTTGGGTTTATACAATTTTTATATCTAAGCTCTCTTTTATATAATATATTATTTTTCAATAAATATTTTTCTATTTCATCTTCTCCTTTTGATATTTTACAAAATGGACACCCTTGTGTCATTGATGGACTTGAATGAGCAAAAGGAGTTTGAAGAAATTCACCATGTTTTGGACAAATTATTATAACTTTATATTTCCCTCCTTTATAATTAACTAAAGAATAATCATATTTATTCCCATGGATTTTTTTAGATTTATTAATAAAATCAAATGTATTGGATGTTCTAGCTTTTTTTACTCTATCACCCATACACCAAACACATCCTTGACCAAATAAATGATTATTAGGTTGTTGTTCGAATACACCATGTTTTGGACATATTATTTTTACTTTAATTTTAGCATCAATATATTCTACCAATGAATAATCATAATAAAAATTATGTTTCAGATTAGCTTTTTTAATAAATTCTTCTTGGGATGATTTTGCAGGCATTATTTATTGATTTACAGTTGTCTTATATATTATACATATATAAGAGCTATGGAAAATCAACAAATTTCCATCATTCTTCTAAATTAGATTTCAATGTTCCTATAAATTTTTCATAATTATGAGTTCCATATTCATTTTTCAATACGATAGCGACTGCTCCTGCTAAATCTTTATATGACATATTAGGATCAATAGATGCAATTGAGGAAGAGATAAGCGATGCTAATTTTTGTGAGGTTGGAGTTATGCCTGCTAACTCCTGTAAACGTTGTTTGTCCATATTTAGTTATTTTTAATTTCATCCTATTTGTGTAACCAATAACAATCATCATATTTAGGTTTTGGATTAAGTATCCAATGATTAACATCATTTGCTGTCACTCCTAATATTTCTGCAGCTTCCCATCTAGAAATATATTCTACTCCTTTAATCACACATGGTTTTCTCATGTGTTTCTTAAATTCTTCGGATTTGGGTATTCCTTTATTCAAATTAGGTTTCCCTTTCTTAGCTAAACTCATTTTTATTTTGGTTTCTTCAGATATTGATTGACCCATTCGAGATAAACTCATCTTTAATTTTGATTCATCTGATCTAAGTATGCCTCGAGCAGCTAATTTAGGTTTACCTATATGAGCTAACCTTACTATTTCTTTGAATTTATCCGATTTAGGATATTTCATATTCTTTTTGGCTTCTTCCGATCTAGGTTTTCTCATTTTAAGTTTTGTCTTTTCAGATTTAGGACCTCCACCATTATCGTATAATTCACAAAATAATACTTGTTGCCAATCGTTATTGACTTGTTCTAAATAATATTTTTTCCAAAAAGTTTCGCGTTCGTCCAGTTGTTCTATAGAACATATTTCAATTATCTCATGAGTATGATTTTCGAAACCATACTTATTTATTGAACGATATATTTTAGGCTGTCCAACTAATGAGTTAATACGTTTATAAACTTTCTTCCTTTCATCTATATTAACGGATTGTCCTATATAAATTTTACCACTAGGACTGGTTATTTTGTAAATTCCTATAATAGCGTTCTTTTGCTTCTTCATCACATTTTTGTTTATTATTCCAATAATATTTGTGAGAAGCTTTATTTTTAGCAGCCAATTTGGCTTCCTTAGTTAAATGTTGTTTAATTCTTCCCATCGATTATACATATTATAAGATTAATAAAAGTTACAAAAACTGTTACAAAGTAAGCACTGTTATGAGACTTAATTTCTCATTTTGGTTCCTGATTGTTTGAAAAAGGGTAAGCCTTCTCTATTCTTTCTCATTTCTTCCCATTGTTCTTTTGTATAATGAATACCATAAATGTAATATTCGTCTTTCTGTTTTAGAGCTTTAGGGAAACGAAGTGCAGCTCCGTCCCAACAATGTAGTCGTTTGTCTAGTACGTGGGCTTCTGTGCCATCTTCTTTCTTTAAAATCTGTTCTTTAGCATATTCTTCCATAATATTGTTATTTTAATTTTGTAAATATAATTATAATTTATTGATAAGACAAGTTAGTTGAGTAAGCTATTAGCAACATATAAACCTATTATACTGGCCAGCCAAATTCCGCGGCTGGTCGCCTGATCACCTTGTATATGGACATCTGGATGATCTATAAGTGAGAAATCTGAATGGTTAAATATCAAAGTATTGGATGAATATTTGACTTCTGGTAAGTATGTTATGTAATTATCTTCTATTCCAAACGTCTTGTTTAAATCTTCTATAAATTCCATTATATGATTAGCATATTTCCCGTAACCCTTCTTCAAATTTTCTAATGTAGTTGGATAACAAGGCATATCTTTACCTTCGTCCGTTTTGGATGATTGTCTATTAGTAGGAGAATATGAAGCACCTTTACCATCTTTATTAAAAAATGAAACGAGTTGTTGACAGAATATGTATGGATCTTCTATCTCATTTTTAATTTCTAACATAATTCCAAAATTCACTTTATCATTTAATTTATCCGGATTCTTTAAGGAATGTCCATTGAAAGTAATTTGATTATATGTTATTTCGGGTGCTACAAATGCTGCTCCTGAGTTGCAGCAAAAAGATCTACCACTTACATTTCCCCATCTTTTATATAACTTAAAATCATAAGCAAATGATAATAAATCTTTAAAGTATCTTGCATCTGTTTCATATCTCAATCCAATTTGTGTAGCACGTGGAGTTGTTTTTAAATTATATTTATGAATAAGTTTATCTAAAAAATCTACACCTGATTTGCCTCCTGCCAAAATTACTTTATCGTAATCTAAAGGTTGAATCCTATTTTGATCTTTATATCTAATCCAAATAAACTTATTTTCAAAATCAATATCGATAGCTTCTGTATTATAATATTGAGTTACACCCATATTATCAAAATACTCAAATATATTTTGCACTTGCTTACGTCCAAAATCAGTTCCAAGATGAAGCACAGGAGCTTGTTTGAGTTCGAATGGAGAATCTTTTAACCATTGTGGTTCTGCTTCTGGAGAAGTATACATTATTTTAGACTCGTCTGGATGAAATTCTTTAATATATTTGATGACTTGTTCACCTAATTGATCAGCGACTTCTTGTTCAACATATTCTGGAGTAAATATACCACCTTGAGTCCACGACTGCAGAACCTTAAAATCTGAAAAGGTTCCGCATCCTCCACTACCACACATAACTTCATCAGATTTACGAGTGTATATCGAATTTCCTTTATCAATAATTATAATATCTTTTGGATTATAACCATTTTTTAATAAATGTAAAACTCCATATTGTGTTGACACACCTGCACCTACATAAATTATTTTTTTCATATTTATTTATTTTTTATATTTCCATTTAAACCCACAAAATTTTCGATCTTTTTTTATACTCAATTTTAATAAATCTCTTGGTTTATCTTTATTATTACTTAATTTATTTTCTATAATATAATTTTCAGCTTCTATTTCATTATAAAATTCATTTATAAATTTATCATCTAAATATTGTTCAATAGGATAATATTTAGGAATTACAGGAATAAATTCATCTTTAAATCTCCATATATAGCCCCAACAACTTATTATTTTACCTATACAACAATCATTTATTTGAGATATTACATTTTGGGTTCTAGCTCTTTCTTCATTTTCTTTAACCCAATCTGATATTTCTCCTTTCCCACTCCACTCTTTAATAAATTTTCCATTCAAATCATATTGAAATACTCTTTTTGATTTTTTTCGTCTACCTTCTTTCATCTTAATTATATGTTCTTCAGAAAGTGGTCCACCATGACTTCCTTTTAATGCTATTCTCATTTTTTGACAAATTTCAGGAGTATAATGTTTTGAATGATCTTTTAATCCTTCTTTAATTTTTATTCTTGTTTCTTCAGAAATAGGTCCCCTTTTTAAACCGGTCATTCCATTACTCATTTTTTGCTTTACATCATCTGTGTAATATTTTGAATGATTGTTTTTTAATAAAGTTTTAGATATTTTAGCACCAGTTCCTTCTTTTCGTGGTTTTCTCATTTTTATTTTAGATTCTTCAGTATATTTTGAAGGACCTCCTCCACCATTATTTTTATTAGTTAATTCAAATCCTAAAAATTTAATATATGATATCCAAAATTTTTCTAATGGTTTCCAACATTCATATTCATCCCCACAACTATCAATTATAGTCATAATTATATCTTTACCATATAATTCTTTATGTTTGCCTTTTCTCCTAATAAAATCTTTTGCTTTACCAACATAAAATGGGATTTCGTTTCTTTCTAAAATATAAATGTAAGTCATAATAAATAATATTTGATTGTTTATTATACATATATGACTTTAAAGTCAAAACAAACTCCTGTTAAAACTTTTCATTTATCTTTTAAATATTTTTTAATAACTTGTAATGCTTCATAATATTCCTGTTCAGATTCAGTTAATTCTCTGTCTTGACCTTCACTATAATGAGAACCACCATGATCAGACCATAAAGCTAACTTATCAGGATTATTTTCAGATTTAGCAACCCACACACCACTTCCAAATTTTAAATAACCATTTAATAATCCAAATATATCTTCTATAGATATATCTACCCAAATTCTTTCTGTTTTAGTTCCGTTGATTTGCATATTATATTACTGTATTTAACGCGATATTTGCGATTATCTATTATCATCCACCAAACGTGGCGACTATGTATTTTCCTCGTTTAAATCGCATTTATTTAATATATAAAAACAGAAGAGCATCTCCAAAAAGAGATGCTACAACTATCAATTAATTTTATTTTTGAAAACGACTGGCTATAAATCAGTCTGAATGTTAATCTAATTGAGACATGAGTTCTTCTTCTAGGTCTGGATTGGCTTCTTCATTAATTCTTCCTTCAGTAGGAGTCCATACTGTTTTACCAGTTTCAGGGTCAACCATACTTCCATCATCCATTAAATCATAATCTTCCGGATCTAATCCATCATATTCATCATCTACTGGTTTAATAGGACCTAATTCAGCTATATCTTCTTTTTTAGACCATGGGTATGTTCCTTCTTCTTCATCTAGTGATTCAGGTTCATCATCAAATGAGATGGGTTCACTTCCTGAATCGAATTCTCTATCTTCAGGATATGGACTATCTTCTTCTAAATCTTCTAGAGTCATATCATATTCTGCAAGTACTTCTTCTACAGCTTTTACAGAAACACCTTTCTTACCACCTCTATTTGATAGCTAATTCAATAAGTGCATCTCTAGCGTCAATTACTGCATCGCCAGCTTTGCGAGCTAATTCAATAAGATAATCATATGAAATGAGATCGTTTACACCTAGACCAGCGTTTTCTTCTACTTCGTAGTTTTCAGTCAATAATCGTTTACTACCAAGATATGCTTTTAAATCAAATTGTCATTCATTTTATTTATATTTTATGTTTATTTTATAATTCGTCGTCGGATGGAGCACTCATTGATTGGTCATAGACAGCTTTTATGTTCTGATATTCTAGTTCCTCTAGTATCTTGTCTAGCTCTTCTTCATTATAATGATCAGGAATATCTATTGTTATTTCTAATTCTTGTAATAGTTCATTCGTTTGATACCAATTCAGTGTGTCATCTTCTTTGTCTTCATATTCAACTATTGTTTCATAGAAACGATCAGTAGTATAGTTATATAGGAATTTAATAAGGGAAGGTTTACTTGTGATAGGTGAATCTTCTTTTATAGTTAGTATTTCTTCTATAGCTTTTCTTACTCTATCTACATTGAACTCTTGTTCATATATGTCAAATTTATGTTTAGCAACTTGTTTAGTAGAAGGATTTCTATGATACATTTCATATGATTCAGCTACTTTTTTACCTACTATATCATCATAATTATCCATATTTAAAACATCGCCTGTTTGAGATAGAGCGATTGCTTTTTCAGTAGCATCGTGTAATTCTATATCGGATTTAGCATCTTCTTTAGCATACTCAAGCATACGAATAAATAATGGAATATCCAAAGTAAGTGTATCAATAGGATTTTCACCTTTGGTAGGTAAATCTAAATTAACTTTTTCACCATTATAATTACCTTGATCACCTAAATTAGAATTAACGATAGAAGAATCTACCTCATTTAACGTAAGTAAGTTGCGTGAATATAGTTTGCGAGCTTCCTTAACTAAAGAAATATATTTTTGTACATCTTCTTTTAAAGGAGAATTATATAAAGTAATCTTCTTATCAATATGATATTTCATATTTTCAGAAATTACAGATAATACTCTACTTTCAGTTATTAAGGGAGTATTTGATTTTTTTGAACAGTCAAGGCATTTATTCATATTTTAATTATTTAATATATCTATTTTAGATGAAAAACGCATCGATTTAACTCCTTCTATTTTTTGTATTTGATCTCGTACGAATGCTACTGTTTCTTCAGATTGAGCATTAGAGAATTGATCAGATTTGATAAAAGGGTATGGATCAATTTTAAGATTTAGAATACTTTTATATCCGTCTTCTTTATCGTTTTGGTTAGGAAGTTCTTCTACTCGTACAGTAGTAACTCCGAGTAAGGAACGTATATCGGAAAGTATATTTCCTAGACCACGTTCGTGCGGGTTAGTGACTAGTAGACCACGTACGCGATAGATCTTTTCAAAACCAATTTCTTGCAATATTCGAAGTAAACTTATAGACATAATATTATGTTTTATTATAAATATGTAAGGGATGTATTAATTTCAATACATTTTGTTTTGGCATGGTATTGTTTATGGAGTTCTATATATTCGTTCCACACCTTGTTCACTCCCTGGATATAACCATTCACATAATTTAATTTTTTAGGATCTCTGAATTTGTTATATAAATGTGTTATACTCTTTTCATCACATTTTAATTTAATGATTAAGTCAGGGATGTATGAGTTTGATTGAAGCCCCTTTCTCAGTAACACAAACCCAAGAGTGCCTTCTATTATTAGTTGTTTATTATATTTAGATACATCTTCTAGTATTTTTGTTAAGGCTTCTTCTTGGTTTCTTGATACGAGATAGTGATCTGTTGATACTAAGGCGTGTGGGAGGTTGTTGGCGAGGAAGGCTGCTATAGAAGATTTGCCACTCACAGGGGGGCCTATAATAACGATTTGGTTGGACTGGTTACAAATATTAAGTATAGGTTGGGTAATGTATTGTTCAGGATTCATAATCGAGTCTTGCTTTTTTGATGTCGCGGTTTATTTTACTACAAAGCGGTTGGAAATTTGAGTAGTGGTTTAGGGTGAGGAGGTCTGCTTCTGTTTGTGCGCTTGAGACGGGTATAATGTGGTCAAGGTCGAAACCATAATTAAATTCACCATTGTATAGACCATATTTATCCCAACTCATCCAGCTCTCAAATTTACTTTCTATGTATAATTTAAATTCTTCAATAGTACAACCTAACATTTCTTCGGTTCGTTTGGATTTTACTATACCCTTTTTCTTTAAAGAACCATATATTCTAGTTTGAATACAATCATATAATTTATATAATGGATCTGTTTTTCGTTTTTCCTTATTATATTCGTTTTGATGGGTTACTCTTGCTCTTTTATGTTTTTGGAAATGTTTTTGATGATATACTTTTCTTCCTTCAGTTTTATCATATTCTTTTTGATATTCTAATCTTTCTTCTTTGTGTTCTTTATTATATTGTTTTTGATATTCTTGGTAATGTTCTTTATTATCTATAGAATATTTTTTACTATATTCTTTTAAATGTTCTTTATTATTTTCAATATATATTTTACTACATTCTTTACAATAACCTTGTTTACCATCTTTACTTCTTTTAAGATTATGGAATTCATCTAAAGATTTAGTTTCACCACATTTATTGCATATTTTTGTATCTTTAGGAATTACATAATTATATATTATTTTATATTGTTTTTGTTCTTCTCTTTCTTTTTTAACACATTCTTTACAATAAACAGATTTCCCATCTCTATTATATTTCCTATTACTAAATTCTTCTAAAGATTTAACTTCACTACATCTGGTACATTTTTTATTTTCGTTCATATTAAAAGGAGGAGGATTAAAGAAAAACATAGATTAGGCCTCTAATGCAATTCTAAAATCCTCTTAAAATATTTTTAATGATAGGCCTAATATCATACGATTATACATATGATGAAATCCTAGAAAATCGCAGAGATCGTTACAAAGTGTAGTAGAGAATTGATTTTAAACCTTTGTCTTGGCTCCACAAATAGGCTTCAGCAGATCTTTTTGACCCCACGTAACCCGACTCAACGTGCCATGCATCGCTTGCACTAAGGGACGGCATATGTCTAATCATTACACCTTGTAATTCACGAATAGGATTATAAACAGTTGATTTACTGTGATGAATGTGACCCAAATGGAATTCACGATATTTGGTCAATCCCCAATTTACCGCTTGTTCCTGACACATTATAAGTGGAAGATTATTAATACTCTCTTTGTCACCATGGACAAATCCCAACAATATATTATGATATTTATAGTATTTTCTAGTTGTAGGTCCATTATTTACATTCACATTACTGTCATTATGAAAATATGCTTCTAAACTATCTCCCAAGTAATATACACGCTCCATATCATGGTTGCTTAAGATTATTAAAACATCGACAGGCGCTATTTTAGATAATTTTTTAATATTTTCTACAAGCAATTGACGACCTTTTGTAAATGTTTCTTTCCAAACATTAGACTCGGTTTGTGCCGTCCCTTTAGTTGTACTATTGTACGGGTATGCGACTCCGCTGTTGAAAAAGTCATTACCTAAAGGTAATAATATTTTATCAATATGAAAATCTTTAGTATCTTCTATAAATGTATCTATTGCACTATTAAACAATTCAGCTGCTATTCCTATATTGAAGTCTGCACCGCACTCTGGAGCCCAACTCAACTTACCAAAATGTAAATCAAAAATATTGATTTGAAGCATATGTGCTGGTTTATCAATAGCAGGTTCATATTTCTTTAACTCTACTTTTGGTGATAATTTCTTTATATCTTCTATGAAGTCCTTTCTAATATCTTCTAACTCTTTTACTTCTTTTTTACTCTTCAACCAAACTTTCACCTGAAATAATGGCGTAGTTGCTATTTCACCAGACGCTGTTTTGCTACCAACCTCCCACGTATTAATAACCTTCTTCTCTACCTCCCAGTCGTTCAAAGATATACTATAAATGTCCAATAATTGTTGTTCAGTAATAATACGCTCGGTAATCTCCGATAATATTGTTTTAACTTCCATTTAATATTTGTTTTGTTTATACTACAAAAGTTTCTTATCAATTATTTTGATAATTCGTTTAAGTCTCATCTTCTTGTCAGCCAAGTCTGGTGAGTTGTTTGTTTGTGAATATAAGAAAGAATTTAGCTTCTCCAAATCTCTATTAATAAGATTTATCTCTTCATACGAGAATTCATATTTCTTCTTCGAGTTGATTAAAGGGAGAGTGCTTAATTCTTCTTTTATAAGTTGACGAATTAATTTTCTGATTTCCATAGTTTTATTTAAATTCGTCTTCTGGGTTTGGTGCTTCTTCAGCAGGAGGTGATGTTTCAGATTTAGAGGATGATGATTTTGAAGATTTTTTAGATTTCTTTTTTGGTTCATCTATTATATCTTCTCCGAACTCATCTTTTTTTACGACTGCCCCATATTGTAATATTCGTGATATAGATTCGGCTGCTCTTTCTTCTTCATCTAAATTCAATAAATAATACTTCTTCCCTTCTACCTGAGCTATCCAGCTTCTTTCAGTGAATATAATAAGGAAATTTTGAGAATTCAAGAGATTTACACGAAATGTTGAAGGTCTAGGAGCGACCCAATCAATAGATTCGAGGAATTTTGCGAAATCTGATGTTAATAAATCAACAATTACTTTTTTGAGTTCAGGAAATTTAGTTAATTCATCGTATGCTAAAGCTGAATCATCTGATTTAGATTTTTCTTTATAAACTTCTTTAGCGAGTTTTTGTATTTTGGCTCTAAATTCTGATAATTTCATCTTATTTATCTTTTACGTTCTGGGACTACTCTATAACGATTACTATTATTGGGATCTTCTTTAATTAATTTAGTGTATTGCCCATATATAATTTTATTTGGACCATATTTTACAGTACTCCATTTACCTAATCCAGCACTTACTTCAAGATAAGCCCATCCAGTATATTCGGGTTTTACTTGTGGTTGATATTGTTGTTTAGGAGGTAAACCTTGTTCATCGCGTTTGAAATCGTCTATTTCTTTTTGGGAAGGTTCATAATCAGTTAAATCTTTATTATATTCTTCTGGGTCTTCCCATTCATCTCCATTTTTATCAATTTTTTCGGATAAACATTGTTTAACAGCTTCTTTTAATTTAATGGAAAAACTTTCATCTATATTATCATCAGCGTTCGCTTCGATTTGCTTTTTAGCCTGTGAAATACTCTTTCCCATTGCTACTTTTTCAGCGTCTTTTCCATAGCGTCTGACTAATTCTCTTTTATTAGTCATCATCGCTTTAAATATTTTATCCTTTAAATCAACTGTCTTTTTATCTAACATTTCCTAGCTAAGATCCTGTGATACAACATGCATTTTTACAAAATATTTCAGTGAATTTCCTATTTGAGTCGCTAATTTTTGATCACCAATTGATGTAGCGTGATCATAAGCTACCTTTAGAGAATTCTGAATTTCTTGTTCTTCTTTAGAGAATCCTGGTTTTTGTTCAGTATTTGAAGTATCGATTGGATTAACATCTACTGGAGCTGCTGCTTGTTCGTCTGGTTGTGGTTCAGGATTTTCTTCTACTTCAGGTTCTTTTGTAAATGCACTTTCGATATCGATATCTTCAGGATCTAAATCTTTTTTGATTTTCTTCTTTTCAGTTAAAGCTTGTCTGACTGCGGTTTTAAGGCGCTTCTTAATACCATGTTTACCTAAAGTAAATTTATTAGCTTCATCAATATTACTTTCAGCGGCATATTCTTCATATGTACTTAATGGTTCAATGAAGTCTTTTACATCTTTAATAGATAATTTATGAATCGAATTACCTAACTTAAATGTATATGTAGGTTCTTTTTCATCTTTCCCTATATAAGTACATTTCATAGGAGAAGCACCCATAAACCATGTATATTCTTGTCCAGGTTTTAATTGACGGATTATGTTTGAGGATTGATTTCCATTAATATTTTCATCTAAAAATCCATCCAATATTTCTAATGCTTTTGGATCTTTTTTCCAATCATATTGTTTATAATCTAGATAGATTTTTAAATTTCCAGCAATTTTATTAGCTAACCCATCATTACCAGTTTTATTAGCGTGTTGGAAATCAATGGTTGCTTTATCAATAGCCGCTTTTGGGTCTAATTCTTTATAGTAATTATCATTTATTGATTCTTCTTCAGAAACAGGTTCGTAATTTTCAGTTAATAGGCGTTTACTACCTAGATAGGCTTTTAAATCAAATGTGTCATTCATTTTTTTATATTTTTTAAAAGTTTTGTATATATAGATTTAGAATATTTACCATAACCATATGAATTTTTTAAATATAAAATGTAATATATTTTATATATTAAATATTTTATAAAATTAATCATTTTGTATATTACTAAATATTATTTTTTAATATTTTATCATTAATGTTCCTTTTGGATTAGCTCCATCCCCAGACGCCATATATACTTTACCTAACGGTAATGAAGAGGCATCTGCATTGTCATCAAATATATCAATAGGATAAATACTTATTGAACGCTTTACATCAAATGAACCTGTTAATTTTAAAGAACCAAATATACTTATATTATATTCTTCTTTTCCAGTTAAAGCATCTGCAAACTGTGTGATATGAGACGATTGAATGATATCTCCAGTTTCGATATCTGTATTATACTGGTTGAGTAATTTTGCCATAATATTGTTTTATTATAAATATGATTATAAACGATCAATTGATAATATAATATTCATATCAGAAGTTCTTGATGTTGGTAATGGTTGTGCTAGTTTTCCTATTGCAAGTAATTCTTCATTATTATTATATAAACCTATAGTTGTGACATATGGTGCAAAATATGACCCAGTAAAATGATTATATAGTCTACCATCACTTCCTGTTATAACAGACGGATTATTAGTATAATTGAATTCGTTTTCTGATATAGTGCATTTATATTGTGTTTCATATAAAGTATATGAACTAGAGAATGAAACTTGAATGTCTGTTGAAGAAATAAAATTGTTTATTGAGGGGATTCCTCCTTTAATAAGAACTACAATTCCATGTTCATATATTACGTTTCCGCAATATATTGTATTACCATATATACTTCCTCCATAAATTCCTGTTCCATAAATAGATGATAAAAGAATTGATGAATTATATAACCGTCCTTCTCCATCATCTTTATAACTTCCACTTGGAGTAACAATATGTAATGAATTAGGTTGGATATAATCTCCAAATAATTCTTTAGGGATAGACATCACGCCAATAATATTACCTGAACTAGTTGGGAAATAACGTTGTGGATTTAAATCGGTTGCTAAATAGTTTTGATATAAAGTAGAATAAACTTCTCCATAATATAAACCATCTGATCCTATACTAGCAGTTGCTGAGTTAGAAATATTTCCATCACTTCCTGAAATGTAATTTGAGTAATACAATTGTTTTATTGAATTATATATTAGGTCTTCTCCATTATTTGTGCCTATATATCTTTGAATACTAGCAGATAAGAGTGTATCTCCACCTATGAATGTAAACGACTTATTTACTTCAAATGGAGATACAATAATATCTTGGGAGGTTAATGTTTTAAAAACGCTCATATTATAGTTTATCCCAGTTAATTATGGGATGGGTCAAAAATCGAGACGGCATCTCAAAAGTAATTCTTTCGTACTATCTTTCAATAATGGTTTAGATAATTTAGCCACTGCCAATAATTCATTTGAATCATTATATAGACCTACTGTTGTTGGGTATGTTTGTGGATTATAAATAAAACTATTATGAATTACTTCACCTGTTGATCCTGAAATGAAGCTAGGATTTTCTGAGTAGTTAAATTCACTATTTCTAGCTCGAACAAATATATAATTTGACGTAATTGTTTCTTCAGATTGAAGTTGAAAATAACTACCACTAATATTTAATTTATTAAATAATCTTCTCTCATTATGAACCATTGAAGAAGTCACAGTAGATGTACCTAACAATACTCCACCATTAGCTACAGACATATTTAATGCTAATGGGTTCATTAATAATAAAGAAGTATCTGGGAAAAATAATCCATACGAACCCGAACTAGGTGTAATACTACCAGAACCATTTAATCCATTTACAACTTGATATACACGTTGAGTACCATAATATTCTGGAAGAGCTACATTATTTGAATTGTCAGTTAGATCAACAGATGAGCTTGGGGATGTTGGTAATCGTAAATTCCAAGCTCCAGGCATTAATTTTTCTTTATAGCGAGCACGATTTATATTTAATATATAAAAATCATCACTTGTTACTCCATTAAAACTAAAACTAGCATTTTCATCTTCTAAAAGAAGAGTTCTCATTTGACCATACAAAGTAGAAGTATAAGTACTTCCAGTTATAGTAGAATTATATGGAACAGCCCCTCCTCCATTTTTATTAGCATATGCAATACTAAATTGAACTTCAGCAGTAGAAGCAGATGGGTTTTGATTATATATGTCTAGATAATAATTTCCAGAAGACCCACTTGTTTGAGTAGATGATGTGAAAAATGTAGATAAAGCAGAAACGTTTCCAGACCAAGCAGGAGATACTACTGAGTCAGCACTAGTTATAAAATCCTGTGGATCTAATCTTTTAAAGCTCATATTCTAAATTGTTATTTTATTAATAGTTACTGGAATCACTATACGAGCACCACTATCAATACCTACTACAGTAAGTGTAGTTTTGAGTTGTGTATTAGAACCATATAATGTATTGACGGTTGTTGCTTTAAGATTTATTTGAGTACCTGTAACTGATTTAGAAAGATTAGTTCCAAGTGAAATATTTGAAGTAGCTGCAGCATTTGTTTTGCCTACTCCTTCAAATGAAGACATTGTTCTAGCATCAGCAATTGTTGCTACATATCCACTTGTTTCATAGGTAGTTGTATTACCAAGATAATTTAAAGTGGCTGGTGTAATCGATAGTGTATCACCTTGTTTTAATATAATGGCTGGATAACCAATACTTAATACAGGCATTTTAGCAGTACCTCTTGGTAATGTAACCAATTTGTATTTCATAATCTGATTTTCATCGGGGAATGCTTCTAGAAGAGGCATACCTTCTATAGCTTCTCCATAATATGAAGAACCGGATGGGTGTGTTGGATTATAAAGTGTATAATCTATTTCGTCGTCTGAAAGGGCGAATTGTGTAATATTAAATGACCCATCACCTTTTGCGAGTGCGGCCCTTCCAGCGCGAGTCAAAATGCAGTCTATTGTAATCTGTTGATTATTCTGAAATCCCATGATTTTTAAATATATTTAAATGTTGTTCCTTTATAATTATTTTGTCTTCCTTTTAATATTCTTATTATATTAGAATGATCTATTCCTAATATTTTAGCGGCTTGAGTTATACTTTCATATATCACTTCTGATGGAAGATGTATAATAGGTTTAGAAGCCGATTTAATAAATCTTTCTATATGTTCTGGAGAATGCTTTTTATATAAGCCTCTTTTTATTTTTAATTCTTCTGGTTGAGTTTTATTCATTGATAAATGAGTTTCACTCATCTTAGCTCTAATTTCTGAAGAAGTTATTTTACCTTTATGGATATTAGATATGAAAGCTTTATGTTCAGGAGTATTGCATCTTTCTTTCATTTTAGCTTTCATTTCATCATTCCATTTTCCACCTATACCTAACTCTTTCAGATTTAATCCATTCTCACCCAATACATCGTAAAAATCACCCCAATATATTTCTCGTTCATTTAATAATTCACTCGAACATTCCTCTATAAATTCAAATATATGATTTTCAGATTTATATTTAACTAATGAATTATATAATTTTACTTGACCTTTACATTCTAATCTATTATAATATCCTAACCTCTTCTTCCAATTAGTAGTTTGACCTATATAAATTTTTCCACTAGGACTTGTTATCTTGTATATTCCTATGATAACGTTCTTTGTTTTTTCCATCGACTTTATCTTTATTTTTCCAATAATATGTTTTACTATATTCAAGTTGTTTTTGAATACGTTCTTCTTCTGTCTGGTATTTTTTTATTCTTCCCATTGTCGATTATACATATTACAGTTCTAAGAAAAGATCGAAGAAAAGTGCTTAAAGGTTATTAAGTAGTTAAATTATTGTGAATATTATTGTTATTTTATTATAAATATGTTATTCTATTATCTTCTTATCAATTAAGTCTCTAATTATCTTGTCAGGATTTTTAGCAATCGCGTCTACTGGATATTTTGGGAATATAAAACCAGTAGTTGTGGGAGCCAAAGAAGCTGATATAAGTTGGTTTGAGTAAGGGAATGTTTGATTTACTGTGATATTATTTCTGTTTTCTTCCCATCTTCTTATCAAGAAGAAATTTAAATTAGTCGAAGTAGAAATATCTCGGTCTAATGTTATTAATATCACAGGCCCAACACCATAAACATCAAAATAAAATGGATTTATATCAGTTATTTCATAACATTTTTCTTCATTATTTTCAAAACGTATTTGATCCCCTATTTCTAATTTCCATTGATCTTTTATTTTAGGAAACTCGGTTCCATATGGTTCAAAATTATTTTTAAATCTATTCGAAAAACTAGATGTATAAGGTATTGGGGTTTGTATATATCCTTGATCATATGATAATATCATATATTGATTATCTATGTATATTTTATTATTATACCCTGTTTCTCTATATATATTTAAATCATCTGGTTGAACATATAAGTTAGTTATATTTAATAATTCTAGGAATGAATGCGATTTGTTAGATATAACAGAATATGGATTAAATGTTATATCGGTATCCTTAGAGTTAAATTCTAACCCACACCATTCAGCTCCTGGTACTAATGTTGGTTGAATGGTACCTGCATCTTTTATTTGAATATCCCAAGTTAGATAATTTATATCTACAATGCCATGGCTTATAATGAATGAATTATAATTAGAATTACTATATGATATATTAATATTATTTGCAGATATGGTAAAATCTGAACCCAATACATCTATTATATCATATGTAAATTCATCATTGTTTAAACAATTAAAAGTTATTTTTCCTTTTAATAATGTAATAGGTATTTTACCTGATGTTGGAGAACCAGCATTTCTATGTCTGATAGATATATCTAATGAACCTGTGATGCCTGTTGTATTTCCTATAGGACTAGTAATTAAAATGTGATTATAAGTTAAAGAATATTGATCTTCTGATAAAATAACATTTGATAAAGATACTCTCTCAGTATTATATAAAGGTGAATAATAATTATATGGATCTACATATAATTTATCATTTACATAATTTATATTAACTGAATAATCTGGGATGAAAGAAAACAATGTAGAATTATCATCTATATTGCTCAAGGAACTAGTAGCTGTTGTTGTGTAATCCCAATAAGTTAATGGGATTGATAATGAAGAAGAGAAATGTAGATTAGTTGAATAATTATCACTAGATATCTGGGAATATAAAATAGGTACTGCTATTTCTCCAATATGAGATATATTTTGTGTTTTATTTAATTTATTAAATTGTGGTTCCGCTTTAGGAATTATTAATGATGAATTTATTGTTTCTGTAGGAACAAATACATCTTTCATATTATAAAAAGTTACATCACTTAATCCAGGATTATCGATATTAGTTTCAGTATCAACTATATATTTTACATTAAGATATGTTTTATTATTTACTACTGGATATGGATCTTTTATCTCACTAATATAAGCAAAATGTGTTTTCTTACTCTCTACTGGAGGGTAATTATCATATGAACCAGTTAGACCAGTTGATAAGTTAACTCCATCAGATGATGATTTACTTCCATCATATCTTGGCCCTTTATGTCTTTTAAGAGAATAATTTGATTCTGGAACAGTACCTTTTGTTGCGCTTCCTGATATTATCAATCCTATATTTACAGGAACATCTATACCAAATGAATAATCTACATCTTGGAGGTTAGGATTTTCTCTTGATTTTTCAACATTATTTAAGTTAGGTTGACAATCGAAATCATGGTCAAATCCTGTTGTGTCTCCTGCTTTATATTTTCCACAATGTTCTGTCATTTGTGTATATAGAGAAGAACCTGGCAACTCACCATTATAAAATTCGCGATTATCTGCGATTTTAATTGCGTCATTTGCGCTTGAAGTCGGTTTATACGGGAAGTGTATACTTTGACTCCACTGTTGAGAATCTACGCTTATATGTGAGAAAGATCCTCCACTACCACCTTCAGTAGTGTAAAGTAATTCACCTTCTTCATAATTATTTGGCAAATTCTTCATTGAAGAAGTATATGTTACATCTTCATAAGATACTTGTACTGGTTTTTGTTTGTTTCTTTCTAATATATGTTGTTTGATTACTATCCCTGTTGCTAAATCTGTTTTAGCAGGAACAAAATCCTTCAACATTTTAAATAAAGAATTATCAAAGTATTTTATCAGACGAATAAAGTCTTTTACATTATAATTATGTTTATATTTTTGAAAATAATCGTCTCTTAATTTATTTAGGTCAGGATAGGTATTCCCATCATTATTTATTTGACGAGGGTCTCCTATATAATCACCTATATTAATATAACCAATCTGAGACATTATATCTTCATTAATTTGGTCTTGTGGAGAAAATGCTACCTCAAGATAATTTATGTCTGGAGTATAACTAGAAGAAACAAATGATTGTTGTTGAATAGAACGAAATGGTGATAAAGTATCTCCTTCAGGAAGCACTGATTCCTCTATATTTATTTTGTCTGTTACAGCATTTTTTATACCTGCAATAGGTTGATCATAATATATTTTTTCAATATTTGAAACAAATGAACCACTGCTTAAATAGAATTCACTTTCATTATTAAATGAAGCAGTAGGAATCCATGATCCTGTTACTTTAGGATGAATGGATGTTCTGGAGTCTAAATCAAGATTACTACCGAGAGGTGCTCTAAAATATAGTTCGTCTGGGGTGCTATTTATAGAATTTCCTTCACATGATAATGGATTTAAAACATAGTCATAGAAAATGCTTTCGCTAATGACTGTGTTATATAATCTATATTCTTGGAATTGACCATTGAATTGTATAAGAGAAGATGTAGTTGGTGAATATGAGAAATATGAAATAAATGAATCACTTATCGAATCTGATGCTTTAAAACCTACTTTACCATCTATTTTATTGGCAATATATAAACTTGCAGTGAGTGAAAAATGATCAAAATTAGCTTGAATATTCCACCAATCATTATTGAATATAGGTAAATAAATACTAGCACTTTTACTAGAATTATTTACATCAGGTATATATTTTACAATTCCATATTGATTATATTCATCAATTGAACCAGAATATGATCCATTTAATGAACCTAAATTAGAATAATCAATTATTATAGAACTTACTTGAGTACCTCCATCAGATGACAAAAATAATTCTTGAGAACCACTAATAGGAACTCCGTTTGTTTTAAATCTGAATTGTATTGTTTCAGGTAAAGTATCACCTAGATTAGGATTACTCAAAAAACCTGTTGTCAATGAACCTGAATAACTATAATTAAATATATTTTGTTTATAATCCCAATCACCTGAATTGTTTCTGTCTTTACCACCAAATTCATTGATCCTTAGAATAGTATCAGGGATTCCATATATATTTACTAATGATCTTAAACCTGCTATTGTGCCTTTAGTTTTAACTAAATAAGGGATATTATGATATAATCTTTTATATATCTTCTTATTCAAATCATCCAAAGGAATTACTTCAGAATTTGAAGAAGATATTTTAGTATCAATAAATTCAAAACCAGAAGTTGCTGGTAAGGTTGATGTTATATCAGGGAATGGAAATAAACTACCTGATGGGGTTATTCCTAAAAATGAAGTATATAGATCATTTATGTTAAAGTTATTAGAATATAATTTAATTCCAAAATCTTTTAGAGCATCAGCTAACAAAGTTTTTGAAATTCCATAATTTAATCTATTATCAGCATTGAATCTATTAGATATACTTTCTATATAAACCCATATACTATCAAAATGTTGTCCTATCATGTTTAAGAAAACTTCATAGTTCTTATTTTCAGAATCATTTCTTAAATATTCAGGTATAGTCCAATACAACCAATCCTGATTGTTTTGGTCATATATTGAAGCTTGTTCTAATATATTTTCAAACCACACACTTACTTGAGAACTTCCAGTACTATATAATTGATATGGGGGTTGAGAATTCTGTTTTGGCCATGAATTTATTGAACCGCTATTAAAATATAAAAAATATTCATATTCATCAAAATTATTTATTATAGAATCAATACTTCCAGATAATGAATTATAACTTGAATTATATGAAATAGATGAAGTAGTGTTTCCTGAAATGCTGCCTATAAAATCAGATATTTCATTAGAATAATCTTCTATTAATGAGACTTTATAATAAAAATTTTCTAATCTACTAGTAGCAGATGAAAAATGAATAAAATTTGAAAAATCATTATAATCTAAATTTATATCTATTCCCTTTTTATTTAATATATTTTTAATTTGTTGTTGAGAACCAGATATATTAGTACCAATCAAATCATTATATGAATATATTTGAGAAGACAGACCTGTCTGATTTTTTATATCTAAACTAAAGTTAGGGCCTTGTATATATTGAGAATCATTGATTTCAATTATTGGGTCAGGAAAAGTAACTAAATATGTTTGAGAATCAGATATTGGTTCTACTACCCATAGTGTATCTTTTAAATTATGATTTAGAGATAATGGTTCGTATAATTTTATTAAAATAGAAGGATTGTTTTGGGTTGTATCTAATTTTACATTATTAGCAATACATAAATCATTTTCTCCAAAATTTAAATAAAAATCAACAAAATAAGTAGCACTATCTCTTAATTGTGAAAATAAAGTAGTTGAAAATATTATGTCAGAGTCTGAAATTTGATTAGATGATAAACGAATTTCTTTCCTATCTGAATTAATTTCACTGATATAATATAACGAATTGTTATCAGATTTTAATACTTTTCTGAAGAAATTATATTTTATATAATATGAACCTTGATCAAAACCTGATTGAGTTAAGTTTTGGTCAGGATTTAAAATTATATCATTATTTAATACTGAAAAATCAGATTTAGGGGTAATACTATTTAATAATGGATTCTGATTTTCATCATATATGTTTGTTTCTACATAATCTGAAATAGAATTAAATTTTATATCTAAATAAAAAGATGAGATTATGGTATCATCCTGAGTCAGATATGTTGTCTGAGATTCAAATGTAGAAGAATCAACGGGTTGTATAATTATTTCTGGACTCATTGTATTGATGGAATTGAACCTGTTATGTTAAATGTTTGACCGGTTTGTAAACCAAGAATGGTTATATTTTGCTGCAAATTTGTTTCTCGTAATGTAGAAATTTCTTTTTGAAGAGCCAAAATTTGTTCGTTTGTTTGATTGAAATCTATATAGTCTCCACTAGTTTTAACTAAAAATTCATGTGAATTACTATCTCCATTTTTGGGAATTTGATAAAATATTGAATTATAATTTGAAAAGAAATCATCAACAGATATAATATCACTTAAATCCTCAGCAATAGAAGTTACCCCTAATTCTCTGAATTTGGTATCTATGGTCTTAGTATATGAATTTTTTTCATATACTTTTTTATTTAAATCTACTTTTTCAACCATTTAATATTTTAAAAATAAAATTATTATCTTCAATCATTGTATCTCCCTCTATTAACGATTTGATTAAAATAACGTAATTTCTTTCAGTCTCTAACCCACTCATATTTAACGAAAAATAATTACCTTTACTATCACAACTCAACTTTGTATATTGGTCATCAAAATCTATTACCATTTCATTAGTATCTAAATCTTTTATGGCATAACATGATTGTTCTGGCAAAATATAATTATTTGTATATATTGAAGATGTTTGATACACTCTAGGAGGATAATTAGGTCTTGCATTTACTCTAAATTTATTAATACTGTCAGGATAAAATTTTATAGGATTATTACTTAAACTTATATATGCTTCTGCAGTATTTAAAAACGGTAAACTTCCTGTTTCATATATGGAATCATCCCATTTTATTTCCAAAACCGGAGGATATATAGTATTAGTATCAACAGAATAATATTTAAATGAAGGTTGAGCAGAAGATGATGGATTAAATTCAGATTTAGAATCAAGTTTTATAATTAAACCTTCATTATTTATTTCTATAGAAGAACTAGAAGATATAGACCAAGCTTTAACGATATCTGTTATATTAGCATTTAAATCAAAATATGTTCTTGAATTAAATGATTGAGTAACTAAAATATTAGGAATATAAATATTATCTGAACCAGTAAACCAAGTTCCTCCACCTTTGTTAAAACCAGAATATGAACTAGTTACGTATTGATTTGTGCCATCTACATCCCACAACTTATTCTGCTCATAGTTTTGGTAAAACCAAGACACACCAGATGGATTTAAAGGACTATCTAAATATTGACCATTTCCGTTTCCCCACGAACCCGATATGGGGTAAATTTCTAATTTTGTTTCTTGAGTAATTCCTTCAACTTCAGCAATATATAATCTAAGGTTAGCCTCAAAATTCGAACCACTAACTAAATTACTTAAAACATAATCAATTTCATCTTGATCAAATTTAATTAAACTTCTTGCTACTTGAGAAGACCCATCTAATGATTTTATATTATTTATTTCTAAAATAGAATCCAACCCAACATTCATTTGTGGATATGCTGAATATATAGTTGTATCTTGATTGGGGAATAATCTATAAATGGCCATTAATTATGTTTTAATAATTTGTAAGAAAACCTTTTAAATCTATTTCAGGATACTTCACTTCAAATATTGAAGGATCTAAAGAGGGATATATTATTTTATTTTGAGTAGCAGAATCCATATCATATGCCCAACTAGAATATCCTTGAGTAGTTCCTGCTTTATTAATTATTTTTATATCTTTAACAGATTGAACTCCTTCTACCTTACTTAATAACAAAAACAAATCACCTAAAATTATAGGTTGATTTATTTGCCATTTATTTATATTAAAAAAGTCTTTCAAAGAAGATATACATTTAATTAATATATCACTACTATTATAATTAGGGAGCGATATTATACTAAATTCACATCCTATATTAATTATGAAGGCGTCTTTTATACTTATGGAATCTCCTATACTTCTATTTTGATTTAAATATGTTTTTAAATTTTCTTTTAAAGTACTAGAAGCAATATTTAATTTACTATCAATATTATATGATAAAACATATAAATCTAAATTAGTATCCTTATTACTAGCCGTTGATTTTTTAATAAACGCTTTAGATAAACTTCCATATTTAGAAGGCATACTTAATGCTCTAATTAAATAATCATCCTGGGTAACACTTCTTAATTGAGTGGAAAAATTTGAAATAGAGTTTTGTCTTAATTCTTCTATTGTATCTCCGTCTTGACCCCCACTAGCAGCAAATTCATTATTTGAAGTAATTGAATTAAAAATATATTGAGCTGTGTTAGGATTTAAATTTGATTTCAGAAATTTTACAGTACTCGTATTTATATTAGTTAAATCATTTGAAGGAATATTTGATATAACTCCACCTCCCGTTAAATACCTAACAATTAATGTTATGTTGGAAGGTGCAATCCCATAAGTATTAGTAAATATGAAATTAAGTGGAGAATATGCTGTTGTAAGTTTGTTCTTTTCAAATGGTAATCCTAAACCAACATTTGATGGGTTAGGAACTATTTCTTCATCTATATCTTGTGTTTTACCTGATCCAAATTGTATTTGTAATATAGTCTCATCTAAAAAACGAGTAACAAATCTTCTTTGCACTTGTTTAGTTTTTAAAATATATGGAGAATTGTCTTCGTTTTGAAAATTGTTTGGGTCGTTTAAATTAGTATTCTTAATATTATCATATATTAATTCTTGAGCCAAATAATCAACTTCATACCATATATTACCATCAGAATCAACTATATCAAGAATTTCTGAAATATTATTTCCCTTTATTATTACAGTGGGAAATTCTGTTGGATTACCAAATGAGAATGAAGTCGTATTTATATTTCCAGATATTGCCTTTCTTGTTTTCTTCAATAAAAAATATTGAGGTTGATTATTACTAATTTGATATATATTAATTGAAGTAGGATCAAATGAACTCGAGACAGTAAAATCGACTGGATCTTCTATTATAAAACCTATGTTTGGGTTTGATTTAGAATTAACAGTAGTATTAGAATTTATATTTAATGCATAATCATAATCTGGTACTACTTGATTATTAATAGTTTTAGAAGGAAGTAATTGATAAAAATCCACATTAACGTTTGCTAACCCAGTTGTTTTTGGTTTATAACCATACATATAAGCCAATGCAAAAACATTGTCTGTTTGTCTAGCATATTGTTGGAAATTTTCTTGAATTTGGTTATCCATATAGAAAGACATAACATCTCCTACATATGATGATAATTCTATAAACATATTTCCTATAGAAGCTTCACTAAAATCAGTGTATGAATCCTTAAAGTATGTTTTAGAAAAATTAATAAGACTTGATTTAAATGAATCAAAATCTTTATTTACATATTTTATTTCCTTATTAGTCATTTATGAAAATCCTATAGTTAAAGTATCAGATATGTTTGTATTAGTAATTTTATATTTAATGAATATATTATAGACAGTTATAGAACCTGAAAATGATTGGGTTATATCTAATTCATCTATAATTACATTTGAAAAATATCTATTTATTTTTGATTGAATATCTTCTTTCAAAAAATCTAAATTCCCATCAGTTATTTGAGAAAAAAGATAATTTTTTAACCCAGCACCAAAATTTGGATTTCCTATTCTTTCTCCAGGATTTGTCAATAAATAATTTATTAAATCACTTTTAATAGCATCTTTTGTTTGATAATTTGATTTAAAAACAGCAGAACCATTAAGAGGTAAATTAATACCTATAGCAACTCGTGCTCTAGTATCATTGGGGAATATTTGAATAGGATTAAAAGCCATTATTTTTTACCCATTAAATTCATTATTTGATCCATAGATAATTCTCCTTGTGGTAAATCCCCATTTATAGGATCAATACCAATTGGATTAAATCCACCAGCATTGGGATTATTAAAAGCCTGAGCTGTTTCATTAATTACACTCATATATTTTTGTCTGATTTCTTCAGGGTTTATAGATGTATTTACAGGAGTTTGAATTTGGGGTTTTCCTGAATTATTATTGAATCCACTAAAATCTGGTTTAGAATATCCAGGGTCTACAAATTGTTCTTGTATAGGTATCTTCGGAGAACGAACTGCCTCTAAAAGAATTTCTTTCATTTCTTCTTGAAATACTTCCCTAGCAGCTTCCTTCATTAATTGTTTTAACTCTTTCTTGTCCATAAAACTTATTGTTTATTATAAATATAAAATTACTGAGCTTTTAAGTTGTTACTTTTAATATAAAATTCTAGTTCATCTAATAATACTTGCTCATCAGCACTAAAGGATGGTTCTCCAGAAATCATTATAACTCCTTGAGAATTTTTTGCTATAGCTTGTTTTCGTTTTAAATTACCTACAGCATTTGTCTCTAAAATTTGAGTCGATAATGTGAATCCATTTACTCGTCTTGTTAAAGATGAACCATCAAGATTATCATCATTGTTATTTAATTCATTATCTATTATAGTAAGAGCATCATTTAAACCATCTAAATTAGCATTAGGATCACAAGCTAAAATAAGTGAATCTAATATTTTAAGTAATGCTAATATAAGAGCTATAACAGATTTTACAATTAATAGAGCCATTAATACTGTTATACTAACAGTTGAGAATTTATCTAATATTTTCTTAAGGGCTTCTGCTACAGATGAGAATGTAGTAATGATACCTGTAGTAACTGTTAATGCTGGAATAGGTAATAATAAAATTATTCCAATAGCTACCTGTAAAACTCCTATTAATCCTTGAACTATTCCTACAGCTATTATAAGAACATCTAATGACTTCGACATTTCGTTTAATTGTCGAATTATTTGATTTCTTACTTTAATTAACTCATCTAATTTTTTCTTTGAAGGACAATACCCACTTTTCGATCCCTTAAGAAATTTATTTAATTGATCTATTCCAAAGGCAGCTAATAATGTTAATATAACTGGAAGAATAATATTAATAAGAATTTTTACTTGTTGTTTTATAAAATTAACTAAGGCTTGTTCAGGACTCTTAGGAAGAGTTTTAGTAGCTTTAATAGCAACTGATGAAGCATTTTGTTTAAATTTTATTTTAACATCTTCCATATCCTTTTTTTGGAGTTTCATAGAAACAGGACTTGGATTATTTATTAAATTACCATCTTGTTTAAAGGGGATTATAGAAATTTCACTATATTTATTAGTTGGATCTTTAAATATTATTGAAGGTCTTTCATTTGGTAATCCAGTACTTATTAGGGTTTCTAAGGTAACTTTTAGAGTATATTCTCCTTCTTTATCACTTTTTACGGAAATATTTCTATTTAATCCTTTCGTATTTATCGAAATATCGATTCCAACTAATGGGGTTAAAGATTCATCAGCTACTTTCCCATTTATAGAATAAAGTTTAGTTTCTATTGTAGGAGTAATAACAGGAGAAGGTGGGACTTTTGAACTTATTACAGTTGGTCTTTCATTTTCAAACGTCCATTTATTAATTAATATTTCATTTAATAGAACTCCTTCATCAGAAAAAGATTTAAGACCTTCAATAATTAATTCATGAGAAGGAGAAAATAAAGTAGCAATTATCCATGGGCCTGTTTGAGATATTTCAACAGTATAATTATTTGAAAGAGTATATATATTAATTATATTTGCCATTACACAGTTCTACTTACTTTAGATAACAATTTATCACTATTTATTACATTTAATATATCTGTTAATGTTTCTCTTTGCATACTTAATGGGATATTAGATGGATGGGTGGATGCTTGACCACCAGGCCAATCTTGTAAAGTTCCTTCTAATATCTGAATAACATTAATTAGTGATTGAGTTAAATTACTTATTTGAGATAAAAATTTATTCCCAAGAATTAATTGTTGGTCAGCATCCTTACTTCCTAAATTTACTTTAGTAGAATTTACAGTAAAGGCCTTTTTAGTATTTATACCTACCTCATTATTTGAATTTATACTTACAAATTTTTGCCCACTTAATATAATTCCATTTTCTCTAGCATTAAATATTAATCGACCAGAAGATAATATTATTTGATGCTTGTTGTATTCTCTTGGTAATATAGGAAATTCAGAAAATGAAGAATAATCTTCATATGATGTTTGAATAGGTATTTTTTGTGTGGAAGTAGCATAAAAAGATGACAAATCGTTGTTTATATCTTCTACTTGAGGAATCCAAGCTTCCTCAGATGATTTCAGTGGCTGACCATTTCTTATTATGAAAATTGAATCTCCATTCTCACCTGTTGAAGACCAATTGTTAAAACCATTTTTAGCAGTCGAACCTAGTCTTATACTATTACCAAATCTCCCTTCGAAAATATTATCTCCAGCAAAAGGTAATAAAGGATGTATATTTGTTCTTTCGACAAATGTTCCTCCATTTGTGGGACTATTAAATCCTACTTCAGAATTACTTAAAGGGTTAGGATAAATATTGTGATGCTGATTATTCCATAAGTTAATGGCAGGTAAATAATAATAAGTAGATAAATTACTTATCTCATTTATATCTCTATTAGGTAATTTTAAAATAGAAACAATTTCATTAACTAAAGGATAATTTTTAAAATTTGAAAAATAAGGATAAGCTTTTGATTTTTGAGTATTATTTACAGGTTTATCAAGTAATTCAAATTCAATAATTCCTATACTATTCCATCCACCGTATTCTTTAAATTTAGGATGATTATTATCCAAAACAATATCAGTTACTCGAACAGGAATTAATTTAGAATCTAAATCATTTATTTGTCCAAGTAATCTCACATCATCTTTTTTTAAATCTAAAGACTGGTTTAAACCAGCAAATCCATATTTTTGCATTTATTTCTTTTTTTCTGCTTCTAAAGCTTTCATTTCAGCCATCAATTGTTTCTTTTCAGATTCTGAAATAAATAAGTCATCTCCATTACCACCTGAATTATTATTGAATACTCTTTGAACAATAGTAGCCATCTTAATAAGATGTTCATCATTTTTAACTCCTACTTCCATATATGAAGCAATTAGAGGTACGAGAATAGTAGCATCACTGGTTGTTTTGATTAGAGGTTTTAAATCTACTATTAAACCATGAATCGTCTTCTCTTTATTTTTTTGATTGGAATATATTTCTTCAAGAATATCAGCAAATCTTTTTTTCTTGAATACTATGTTTTCTAATGAACTATCAGCCATGTTTTTTTGTAATCGCGTATTATATTGATTAATAATAGATAATGTTAAATCTCGCGTTTATGCGATAAATAACGTGTGTTTATAATACATATTAATATTTAAAACTTATATAATCATTTTCAAGATAAAAATTGTAATTATGTTTAAATATCCGTTGTAATTTAGTTATTACCTTAGAGATTTGGGAAGTGGTCGTAGGAGAATAATATTTTATATAAAATATATTTT